GCTTCTCCGAATTCTTGGCAAAGTATGGACAAGAGTACACTATGCCAGATAAGGAGAGCCAATTGTTGCCATATTTGGATATCAAGGATTTTGAGTTCCTGAAACGGTCCAATGTATATCATAAAGATATTGATTGTAACATTGGAGCCCTTTCAGAAAAGTCAATATTTAAATCTCTACATTGTTATTTACGACCAAAGAAATGTGAGTTGACGCCATCAGAGGCGTGTGCTTTAAACATAGATAACGCTCTTCGTGAGTGGTTCAATCATGGACCAGATGTGTATGAAACACGCCGCAAACAGATGCTGGAAGTTGCAGCACGTGCGGAATTATCGCACATGTGTGTTGGACTGCATTCCACTTATCAAGATCGCCTAGAAGATTGGAAGCTTAGATATGTGGAAGGTGTTGTGCGTGAACCTGATGGTGGCATTCAAGAGGAGTTTGAATGCCAGGCTGGTGTTGAACCAGTAGACGATTTGTACATGAAGGCATTTTCTGAAATAGATATGACTATATTGTGCGTGAACGCTGTGTTTCTGCATCAGGATTTTGGCGAAGTTGATATTCTGTTTGTTAAACCAATACAAACAGTGCCACATTATTTGATAGTGGAAGTCAAGAATTCTTATTGCCAAAACATGCGGCGGAAGGGACGCATGCAATTGAGACGACAAGTGCGAGCATTAAATACTATTAAACCAGCTATACCTATATTAGGTGTACTACTGACCCCACATGGTTATGAACTAGTGGATGAAGCTGGAGGTATTGGGATGTGGCATTTAGTGCGTTTACCCTTCCATCCGACCCAGTCAAGTCTTGAAACTGACTCCCAGTTATCCTTCTGATGGCAGCAAAAAGGACGTGTGTATATGGATACCAGTGTTTGCATATTTCGTATTTCATATGTATATATTAGGCTTTGCACATAGCGACGTCAGCCTCGTCTGATACCCCTATTTAGGGGAGGTTTGGTCAACCAATGTAAATACGACCTGGCCCACGATAAAGATAAGTGGTGACCTTGTAAATAAATTCTTTGGAAATTGTTTAAAAGAAAAACAAACACAAACCAAGTCTGAGGAGACTCTAAATCCTACACAATTGGGTATGGTGGATACCATAGCCCAATCTTCCCTATTCCAGGACGATATTGG